GTCGATGTACCATGTCTCTTGAGCATAGTCACATACGTTGTATATACCGTTGTTAGTTAATGTGCCATAGTCACTACCAGTTAGGTCATCTAATACATGTTGTTGTGCCATGCTGTGGCTACTACGTTCCATGCTTGGAACACCACCGAATATCTTAATCAGCTGACAATACAAATGTGGGAACAAATCTAATGCAACTCCTCCCCATGCTTTACGTCTTTGTGTACTCCAGCCACCAGGATTTGGTATTCTATCAGCACTAAACCAAGTAATGTCTATACCAGTGAGTTCCTCATCTCCTTTTAAAAAGTCATCTACAGCACCATAATTATTTCTATATAAGTTATTCTTACATAGGATAAACTTAGTGTGTGGGTGGTCTTCGCAAAGGTTATTCCATTGTGATGAACTTGGCAAGCCAGGCTTCTCAATGAATATAGTTTCTACTTTGTCTGCTAATAGTCTAGCAATTGAATCGTGTGTGAAGTTAGGTGTACAAATGACTGCCACATCATATTGGTCAGTCACTTGTTTTGTATCTTCGAATGTTGCACCACCTACTAAAGGATCTACTGTGTCTACAGTATAGCCTAGTTTAATAAGTTCAGGGAGATAAACATTACTGCCTATGCCTCCTAACCCAACAAGTAGTGCATTCATTCTATAACTCCGCCGCCAAGTTTGTTAGTGAGTCTTCCATCATTTGATCAAACTCTCCTTCTACTTGTTGCTCTACTTCTTCATCGAAGAAAGAACTAGTAGGTGAGGAGTTGAATGCCGTGTCTGCATCTTTGTGTTTGTTATTACTAACATCATCTAAGAACAGTTTAGCATCGTCTAATAGTTTGTGAGGATCATCACTAGTGAATAGTTCTTTAACAAATGTATCAAACATCAACATATTTCTAGGCGTGTATAAACTTTCTTGATTAAGTTTCTTACCTTTCTTCTGCCAGTTTCTCCAATCTAGTTGGTAGTTCTCGCATTCTAATGTTGCTAGGCTGTTTGCTTCTTGTACTGCTCTAATATGCATGTATACATTGTGTGACATCAGTAAGCCGTATGTGAAACTATCCCATGAAGTCTTACCTTCCTTGTGGATCTTGTTCAGCATACCCGGAGCATACCAATTAACATCACCAGTAACTAGTCTGCTACCAATCTCACTCTCCCAAGGGAAAGGATTGTTAGACAAGTTGCCAGGTGAGTGATGACTAAATGCTTTGTTATCAAAACACTTCTCCATAATGTAACTCATCTGATTACTAGTAACTTTGTTTCTTGTGTATACTAAACCGTTTGCACTACTAATGTATGGACTAGCACAATCAAAACTAACTGTGATGTTAGGGTTAACATGTTCTCTTAACTGTCGCTGTATGCTTGTAAGCATTACACCCCATTCAAGTTTACTAGTACCCAAGAAGTGAATCCAGTCTCTGTCTTGTAACTTCTCATCATCACGCAAAGTAATGATACGTTTCAGTGCCATGTGCATGTCGCGGATATTGTTACCACCCATGCCCCAACCTTCTGTGTCGTAGTCTTTTACCTTCTGATACCATTCTTCAGCATCGTCCCAGTATGTTCCTTGTAATACATTAAGGAACTTTGTGTTGCCTTGTCTGTGATCCATAAACCAATCTAGGTTGTATGCAGTACACTTCAAGCATTCGTCGAAGTTCTGTAGTCCAGTCTTCTCTTTAAAGCCAGGCTTACATGCCCAACTCGGAACATCAAATGTCATACTCCAGTCTGCTGTGTGTTCTAACCAGTTGAGGATCTTACCTCTAACTCTATCAGCATCACCTTTGTATCCAACATCACCAGGCTTCTCGAAGAAGTTTTCCCAGTCAAACTTAATAACACCTTTACCAATCTGGAAACCACCGGAGTCGCCTACAATAGTTGTGTTAGTTCTGTCTCTGTTTTGTATAATGTGTTCCATTACCTTACTCTTCTCTATGTCCAAGTAAGCATGACCGGCACTATAAAGTGCTTTGTTATAATAGTAGTAGCCTTTCTCTTTATCCAGGAAGTTCATGCCTTCGAAGCCATGCTCAAATCCATTCGGGACTCTGCCTTCAGGGATATATCCAGGCACACTCTTACATCTGCCTAACAACTCTGTCATAAAGCCGCTTACCGCAGGTAAAAATGTTGCATAGTCACTATGCGTCTTGGATAAATCTCTCATGCTTATCTTCTCGCTGGTAGTAAGTAAGTATAAATGCCTAAGCCACTGTCTACTTTAATTTGTAGTAAGCCTTGATTGTTAATACTTAATACTAAGTTGCTATTGTCTCCAAGTCTAAGAATCTTTAACACGATATCTAAGGGCCAGTTCCATTCGGAAGTAAGGTCGCCTTCAACATTGTTATCAATTAGGATCTTAGTCCTGTCACTTGCATCACCGCCAACTAGGAAGTACAATGCACCGTTCTCTGTCTTAGGTGTAAAGTTTGCTTCATAGCCTGCTTGTACGCCATTAAAGTATGCTAAATCCTTTAACGCTTTAACACTTGGTAAAATGTTTACGTCAAACTCTGCACCTTTAAACTTAATGTCTTTAAGTTGTTGGTTAATAACATCTGCTAACATAAATCTATAATGTGCATCTGTTCCAGTTGTGTCTTTAAACTTAACTTCAACAGGAGTTTCAGTTCCGTTCCTGTCTTGTGTAACTACTTCAACTGTAGCATCGTCGGCATCAAAGCCTGGATAGTTAATAAAGCCTTGTAGTACACCCATTCTGCTTAGACCAATAGTTGCATCTGCAAAGTCTACTACAGGATTAATACTAAATCCTTTAACAATAACTGTCTTATCTGCATCAACTGTTTCAATCTCAGTAAGCTCGGTTGTTCCTCTAATTTTTGCCATTTCAAAGATGCCTAGACCATGTGTATGTCTTAGTACGTCTTTAAAAAAGTCTTTTACATAATTATTCATATTTTCTCCGGTAAATGAATTCGTTTCAACATTATACTACTTTTATTTAGGCAAGTCAAGTTATTTCTTGCCCTTAATCTTGTTTAACATTTTAATTGTATTAAACATATCTTTAACTGGATTACTATCATCCAGATTCTTAACAACCTCTAACATAATTAGTAAGTCTCCAACTGTTTCTTCACTGAGTTCGTGTTCGCCTATATTAATTGCTGGCGGGTCCATGAGTGAGTTCCACTTGTTGTTCCCAGTCATTCCAGCATAAACAGTCGGGCTACTGTTTGCCGAGCCACTTACTGTAATGGTGCCTTGATTTATTGCTGTTCCTGATGTAGTGAACGTAGGAGCGGGAGTACAACTAGACATAGGACTAACTGTTACTGGTCCACCGAGCCCTGTGTTAATAACTACACTGCCTGATGTTAGTGGTTGTGTGTTCCATTTTTGGTTCATCTATCTCGCCTTAAAATTCAAAATACTGTTGGAATGCCGCACTATCGTTAGCACTCTTAAGATCCCAATTCATTACACCTAGTACGTTTTGTATCTTCTTATCCAATACTGCTTCTTCCATTGCGTCTTCGTCGAACGGCATATCTTTAAACCATTGTGGAATCTGCATTTCATCTGTAGGATAAGCCATACTAGTATAGCCCATTGGGTTTGGCTTTAGTCTGCACACTACAACTTTACTACCGTCCATAATCTGTAAACTATAGTTGTCTCCGTTAGCAAATCGCATAGCATTGTAATTAATACTAGCTCTAACATGTCCAGGTATCATCTTGTTCTCGCCATCATCGGCGGCTCCAGTCATACCAAACATAGTACTGCCAGTTGGCATACTGTTTTGTTGCTTACGAAGTTTGTCAGTGTACTTGGTTAAGTTGTTAACACGTTTAGGCATTCCTTTCCTCCAAGCATCTAACTCACCAAATGATTCTTTAAAGTCTTTAATCATTTGTATAACTTCTGGCTCTTGCTTTCCTTCAAGTGTATCGTCTAGTATCTCTTCTAGGAAGTCTTGTATGAACTCAGGTGTGTCTGAACGCTTAATGTCCATACCCATAATTTTAAGATAGCCACCTTCTGGTTGCCACCCTTCAATATCTAAACACTTGATTGCATAACGCTTCTTAGTAATAAAGATACCTGACTTACCAACTACCTCTCTACCTGCTTTAATAACGCTACCCATCTCTGTTGGACTATTAAAGTCTTGCTTCATAAAGTCTGGGAAGGTATCACTAACCTGGTCACTGATACGATCATACAAGCTGACAGCACTATCCATATCTAAATGCATATCATCAGGTAAGGCAGGCGTTGCCGTGAAGTACACTGAGTCAGTGTCTCCATAAATGATTGTGTCGCCTGTATGATCGTAACTTCCTGTGAGCAACTCATTCACTTTTGCTCCCATGTGGCGTGTGATACGCCTTCCGGTCAAAGTAGTACTCTGACCAATACGTTTATCAAAGAATCTACAGCCTGGGTTTAGGATCGCACCATACAAACTGTTCAAGTTAATCTTCTTAACTAACTGTCGCTTGTCATAGAATGCCTTCTCCGCCTCTGTAGTTGCTTCTTTCTTCTTTGCTTGTAATACTTGACGTTCAGTATACCAACGCTCTAGTAAGCCTGGTACAATGCCTAGTACGTCTGTTTTAAATATAGTTCCGTTAGCACTAATGCTCCAAGGTTGACCACTGTTGAATATTAAGTTGTACACATCACTGCCTGTTACTTCTGCAGTTGTGCCGTCTTCCATATCCAATGTCATTGTACGAGCATTGTCTTGCTCCATAACTAGTTCGTATTCGTTTGATCCGAACTTACCTAGCCAAGCATCTGCAAATGAACTCTTCTCTAATCTAATCTTTGCTTCAACTTCTTCATCAGTAAAGTCAGGACGCAACTGTCCAACGATAGTTTCGTTAGCCATATTCAATGCACGGAATACACTTGGGTACAGACTGTTAATATCCATACTGCCAATCCATTCGTGAAAGCCTTTCTTAGGTGTTGCCACAAAGGCACCAGCCGCCGCTGATCCTTTCTTACTACCACCTCGCTTTCTATCTGGCACTACCATGTCACGTCTGTGTGCTTCATTAATAATTGCTTGTTCAGTAGTTGCCACAGCACCCATTGTAGTATACAGTAGCACGGTGTTGTCATGTGCAATAGTATTAGCTAAGTCAATGAACTGTAGTTTCTTATCCATACGAGCAATAAGCATAACGTCTTGTATGTTATACTCTAAGAATCTACCAAAGTCATGATTGTATAGTCTGTCAAGCGATCCATCATAGACAACTTTCTTCTCACCTAGTTCAATCTCTCCGATAGCATCTAGCCTATAACTGTGTCGTTCCTCATAGTTGTACTTACGATATAGTTGTAAGTAGTCCAAGTGTACACGACCAATTAGGTCATAGCTCTGTCTCTCTGTACCAAAGTTCTCATACATTCTCTCCTTGGGTAACTGATTAAACAAACACATCTGCCTAGTAGCACTACGTCCTAGTATCTTAACGATCCTATTAATAGTGTAAGGGATATCATAACCCTCGCTGTTCCAACCGGACAATATGTCTGCATCATCAATCAAATGTAGGAATGTTCTAAGCATCTCTGCTTCGTCTTTAAATAGTATTACTTCTTTGTATGCACTAGCAATGTTCTCTGCCTGTTCCCATGTCAATGTCTTCGGTGGAACTGCAAGACATACCATAGTATCCATCCAGTCCATATAAAAGCCAATTGCTGTGATAGGCATGAGGGCATCTTCAGGCGTACTAAATCCGTTAACAGGATCAAAGTCTACCTCGATGTCAAAGAAACATGTATGTAGTTTAGGTGGATCAATATTGAGATAGTTCTTCTCTAGTGTTTTGTTAACAGGCTTAACATCAGTCTCATATAACTTACCAGTTGCTCTATTAATAGCAATGTTCTTCCTGAACTCTTTGAGACTTTTGCATCTAATCTCTGTGACTGGCTCATCATGAATACTACGCTTCTTGCCTTTAGGATCACTAAAATAAAAGTTGTACTCAGGCTGATGTGTGATAATCTTACGTTCGCCGTTCACTCGTTCGGCTACATAAATTTTATCTTTGGCTGTGTCGTGGAATGCATCGACGTAACTCATATTTGTTCTATCCTAGAAATTAAAGTGTTTTGCCGACAGTTTCCAGGATTGTTTCGAGTTCATCGAACTTATCTCTTTCATCTGTAAACTTAGCCTTATGAGCAACTTTAACTGCTTTCATAAGTACTCCAGCTTTAAGGTCCATTTCTTCTGCAATTGCTTTTACAGTTTCTCGTAACCCTTCGCTCAGTGCGTCTACTTCGTATAGGACTTGATCGCCCTCTTGGATAAGTTTCTTTAGTCTTGCTTGTTCTTCTGCGTTGAATGTTTTGTTAAATGCCATTTCTACCTCTTTGTTACTGTGTGTGTTGAATGTAGTAATATTTATTACTTATGCTCTTATTATACACTAAAAGCTGGTTATGTCAAGAACTATCTTTTAGATAAATACTAATAGTAGAATACATACAGTAAACAGAAGTTTTGTAGGAGAAACGAAAATGGCAGAAGATAAAGCAGAAGTAAGCATGACCCGTAAAGAGTATGATGCATTGAAGGCAAAAGCGGCAGGTGATGCTCCAGCTGGTGATGGTCCGACAGTTGATAATCGTGGATTTAAAACAGTCGAAGGAATGGAAGATATAGACACTAACGGAGATGGACATATCTCTAAAGGTGAAATGGATATGCACTTAGAATTCAAGAGAAAAGAATTAGAAGATGCAGATGCAATGAGAGATGCTCAACGTAAGATGGCTTGGTTCTCATTATTTGGCATGTTACTATACC